TTCAAAACCGGGGGTAGAAATATAAAAAAAACATTGAATTCATCACTCAGAGCATAATGCTCTAAATTGTGTTTTTAAGATTGAAAATTTGTGACGATAACTTTTTCAACTTTTTTATATATTTTATGAAAAGGATTTAGGCATTTTTTATGTTACTCTATATATATGGAAATGAGTACACAAAAAAATGCCGAAAAATGCCAGATTTTTGTCTGTGAAAAATGTGACTTTAAAAGCAGCAAAGAGTCCAACTATAAATTACACCTTGACACCATCAAGCATAAAAGAGTAACCGAGAGTAACAAAAAAATGCCGAACACAGGCAAGCAATTATTTAACTGCATATGTGGTAATAGTTACAAGTATCGTCCAGGTCTAGCAAAGCATAAGCGAACATGTGTCGCCGTCAGTACATATGTGTCTTCTCTCCTAGAAGAAAATAATGGAATGATTGTGAATATAGAAGATGTTGTATGCTGCGACAATAAAGTAATTATAACGAAGGATATGTTTATGGAGTTGATAAATGATAACAAGGAGATGATAAAAGTAATCAAAGGACAACAAGAGCAAATCAATAATATAATACCTAAAATTGGTAATATAACGAATAATACGACAAATAATAATAATAATACTACTATGAATAATAATTTTAATCTGAATGTATTTCTAAACGAACAGTGCAAAGACGCGTTAAACATATCAGACTTTATCGATTCTTTAAAAATAACACTCGAAGACTTATTGTTTTCAAAAACGAATGGTATATCTCGTGGGATAACCGACGTTTTAATCAAAGGGCTAAAAGAATTGGATATTTATAAACGTCCTATTCATTGTACGGATATAAAACGGGATATAATGTATATAAAAGATGAAGATAAGTGGTTGAAAGATGATAGCCACGATATGATGAAAAATACAATAGTTAAAATAGCCGACTTGGAGCGTACAGCATTACAACAGTGGGCTATCGACAACCCTGATTGGATGGAAACAGAAAGAAAACAACTCGAATATTTAACCATGATGCGCTCTATATGCGAACCTATTGAAAAATATACAAACTATGAAAGGAAAATAATAAAAAATGTAGGAAAAGAAATTTTAGTAGACAAAAAAATAAAGTAATATTGATATATATATACAAGTACTAGTACATTTACTGTTATGAGAAAAACATATAAAACATATAAAAAACATAAAAGTAAAAAATACAGGTTGAATAAAGGCGGCAAATATTTACGCAAAACTATACGTAGAAAAGTAAGTAAAAATAGAAATAAACTTCTAACCGGAGGTGCACTTATAGGGCAAGGCAATTTTGGTTGCGTTTTTAGACCCGAAATAACAAGATCCGAGAATACGGCAAGTAACAAAAAGGTGGTTTCGAAGGTGGTTCTAAAAAATAATGCATTTAGTGAATATAGACATGAGTATAAAATTCTTAAAAAAATGAAAGACATAGACCCGAAGGGGTTATTTCATAGTGTATTATTAGATGCGTTTGATTTAGAAAGTAAGAATGTGCCGAATGATTTTCAGAAATGTTCTTTGACAAAACCGTCGTATAGTGTAGACGAATTCTTCGTTTTTAATATTGCGTTTGTCGGAAGTCGAAATCTGACTTATTATTTGAAAAATGCATTTAGTGTAAAAGGTGTCGATGCCTCAACAATTAAACCTATTGAACCTATTGAACCTGCTATTTTATTTAGTCTTCTTGCAAATATTATTGTTGGTATAAAAAAGATGATTGATGCGAATATATTACATAAAACGCTTGATACTGACTCTGTATTTTTTAGTGAACCGCTTTCATTAGAGAATCCATTTTGTGCAAAAATTATAGATTACGGGGATGGTGAGGTGCGAAAATATAAAGGATATAGTGATAAAAATCAAGATTATGTCAGTTTTTTTAAAAGTATTATAATAGTGTTATCTGCTATTTTGAGACGCCCCCAACAACAACGCGATTCGATAAATGACAAAGTTATATCAGATTTAATACAAGGTTTTACTGTACTATTGAGTATGGTAGAAAAAAATGTTTCATATAATGAAATTATTAAAAGTTATGTTACTTTATTAGATAAAATATTTGGTAAAAAATATGCCGAATTTGTAATGCGCGAATATAAATTATGACCATTTATATTTTGACCCTTTTATATGTTGACTCTTTTATATGTTTTGTAATTTAAAATCATATAAAAGTGACGTAAAAAAATATTGTACCTGTATACAAAATGAGTTAGTAATTTTATATTGTTGGTGCAAATTATAACATATTTCACTTACCTGTGTGTATTATAGTTTATACTAGCTCCCGTTATTTACTTACTGTTTTTATTGTCCTTTATTGTCTTGATAGCGACACACGCAACCTTGATGTTTTACTTCTTCACAACTTTCTTGACAATCTTCTTTGCGCCACCGCTGGTGCTTGAATCCTCGGAAGCGGCAGCTGCAACGGGAGCAGGAGCGGGTGCGGGTGCAGGTGCGGCAGCAGCAGCAGAAGGCGTGCTGTCATCTTCGAGTTCTTGTTCGTCATCCTCATTGTCGGAATCCTCGGCGTGTGTAACGGGAACGTCATCGTCGCTTACAGTGTCGAGTTCTTGTGTTTCGACGAGCTTCCTGTCATCTCCGGAGAGCTGAATGTGGCATTTGCCGCGAAGTGTAGTCTTGGGCTTGACAACAGCTTGAAAGAGCTTCCATGTTACACCGAACTTACCACCGGCGAACCAGACACCACCGCATTGGAGAACGACGGCGACATGTGAACCCTTCGCAATCAAGTCGACAGGGGTGATGTGCTCATTTGTAGCGTCGGGGAAGATTTTGCGGGACTGGGTGTCGAAGAGCTCGGCGTTCCAAACGCCTTCCCAGATGGGAATCTTCACATTGAGGGTTGGGTTCTTCTTGTGGTCAGGTTCTCCGTTTTCACCCTTGGCAAACTTGAGAATGGGCGTCCAGAACATCTCGATGTGGTCCTTGGTCATGGTTGACTTTCCGAACCATTCTTTTTGGTTTGCGAGAGCATCAGTCTTGATTTTCTGCTCGAATTTCTCGATATTTGTACGGAACTTGGAGATTGCTGGAGTATTGTATTCTTCGCTGGGGAACTGTAGCGACATGCTGTATGATTTCTCTCCAGTTTTCTTGTCTTCGAATGCGGAAACACCCCAAGTCATCATGAGGGGTGTCGACACATATGTTGCGCTGTTGGTGGTGGCATTGAGAATACCGACACTCTTACCACCGGAGGCGTTAACTTTGGGCTTGGAGTATTTTATATCTTTGTCGACATTGAAACTCTCGCCCGAGATAATCTCTTTGGGGGCGGAAGATTTAGATGCGGTCTTGCTGACGTGTTGGGCGGACATTGTATTGATTGTATTGATTGGTTTGTTGATTGGCTTTGTTGCGATTCATGCTATATAATATTATGGTTTATTGTTTGTTCAATTTTCTGTTTTGGAAAAATCGGGGTTTTATAAATAAAAATTCGAAAATAAAAACTGCTGATTAATAAATAAAAAAATGAAACGTAATGTAACTCAATGCAACGTAATGCAACGTAATGCAATGTAATGCAACGTAATGCAACGTAATGCAATGTAATGCAACGTAATGCAACGTAAAGTATAATAATAAATAAAAGGATTTTATATGTGGATGTATTTATATATCTAGCAATAGTTGTAGGCGAATGTTGTATAATAATAGTGTACAACGATATGGGTATTGCGGTGTATTGTAAATATAGTAAATGTATTGTAATAAGATATTAAAAAAATATTGTTAATATATAAGAATATACACGTATATATATAGATACACGAAGCATACCTATAAGAGAATGTCGATGATAACTGGTGATCATATAAGCAATGAGAATGAAATAATAGTGTCTGGAAATTTTCAGAACGAAGTATTTGTGAATACGGGGTTAGTAGGAGGTAGCGGAGCGGATAGTGCGGAAGATAAAAGTATAGAGAGGAATGAGAAGCGTGAGAAATTGTTTAATTCTAATTCTAAATCGAATATCAAGGTAGATGAAAAATGTGAAGACCGCGACAAAGTAAATACGACAAAGTCTACAAAGACGACAAAGATAACGAAAGTAACAAAGAAGCGCGAAGAGTTGTCGATTAATAATTATGACACATTACTTGTGGTAAAATATAAGATAGACGAGTTAAAGAAGATGTGCGCGGTGTATAAGTTATCGAGGGGTGGTAATAAGGATGAGTTAACGAAGAGACTGTATGAATATTGTAAAAATTCGACTGGTCCATTGAAGATACAAAAAGTGTTTAGGGGTTTTTTAAATAGGAAGTTACACAAGTTACAAGGTCCGGCATTAATGAATCGAAAGATATGTACAAACGATACTGATTTTTTTACGATGGACGATATGATAGAAATACCCGTGACGCAATTTTATAGTTATAAGGATGATGATGACTTTGTGTATGGTTTTAATATTGTTTCTTTATATAATTTAATAAAGAAGGAGGGAGTGTGTGCAAAAAATCCATATAATAGGAGTGAAATTGATAATAAAGTAAAAGAAAACGTGACGAGTATGATAAGGATATCGAGAGTATTAAAAATACCGATTGAAATCGAGATAAAGAACGAGGTAATAGATCCGGCGAAACGAATGGAGTTAAAAATATTAGAATTATTTCAGACGATAAATTCGTATGGTAACTATGCGAATTCGGAATGGTTTAGTGAGCTTTCGAGAAATTCGCATATAAGATTTGCGCGAGAGTTGGTGGATATTTGGAATTATAGGGCGCTGTTAACGGTGGCGAAGAAGGTTGAGATATGTCCTCCGCATGGTACTCCTTTTTTGGGAACGCCTTATTATGTAAATATAGCAAGCAATGCTGTATTGAATAACATTTCGATTGAAACACTTGTAAAGTATAATGTACAAATAATAGAAAATCTTGTAAAGTCGGCGGTAGATATAGATAATAAAATGTTAGGAACATTTTATGTATTATCCGCTCTTACGTTAGTTAGTCAATCTGCTCGCGATGCTATGCCGTGGTTGTATGACGCGGTTGTATATATTCCTTAATAATGCGAATGTATAAAAAAACGCACTATATATTATATATATATTAATTAAATGTACACGATAACTGAAGACATTTTTTAAGACATATAATCAATATAATATATATTATCTAAAAATACTTAAAAAGACCTCACATAATAGTGTATACCAACAACAAGATGGCAAAGAAAACTTCCTCCCCTGCTTCGGCATCCGCTACCAGTACCGTTCCCGCTACTGCTCCTGTTCCTGTTCCCGCCCCTGCTACCAAGCCTGCTAAGGCTTCCAAGACCTCTAAGACTGATGCACCTGTAACTCCTGCTGCACCTGCACCTGTTGCTTCAACTGATGCCCATACCGAGGGTACTGCAGTTGAAGTCTCATCCCTTTCTTCTTTGTTTAGTGACTTTGGTTCAAAGCTCCAGACTTTGAGTTCTGGTCTCTCTACTCTTCGAAGTGACTTTCGTACTTTGGAGCGCCACGTTGCTCGTGAGATGCGCGCCGCCCAGAAGATTTCCAAGCGTAAGCGCAAGTCTGGCAATCGCGCCCCTTCTGGTTTTGTCAAGCCTACTCTGATTTCCAAGGAGTTGGCTAACTTTCTTGGGAAGCCCGTTGGAACTGAGTGGGCTCGTACTGAGGTGACTCGTGAGATTAATGCTTACATTCGCACCCACAGTCTTCAAGACAAGGAGAATGGTCGTAAGATTAATCCCGACACCAAGCTTCGTGCTCTTCTTCAGTTGAAGAAGGATGAGGAGCTTACCTACTTCAATCTCCAGAAGTATATGTCTCCTCACTTTGCCAAGGCTACTCCCGCCGTTGCCGTTGCTTCTTCTTAAACGTGTTCGCATGTGTGTGTGTGTGTGTGTGTGTGTGTGTAGAAACCTTTGTACAAAACGAAACAAAACGAAACAAAAAGAAATCAAATCAAAATAAAATAAAAATAAAATAAAATAAAACAAAATAAAATAAAAAAAATGACATATAATTTTATGTCATTTTTTACAAACTATTATAATAATGTATTAGGTATTGGTTATTAATTAGTGAAGAAATATAAAGTTTTCTTTTTGCATGATTTCGATGAGTTGTTGGCGGTGAATTGGTCCATTAATTATTTTCACATTTTCGTATAGTTGTAAATTATCGTAAGACGATATATCAAATAAGTCTATAACTTTGGAGGCTTCATTTATATATGATAACATATCGGTATTTTGAGAGAGTATCCATTTATAAAAGTCGGGTTTATCGTTGTTTATCTCGATTGTATTTTTTAAATAATCTTTATAATTTTTAAACATCTTGTATGAGTTAAATATTGTCATATTTTTATAATTTTGTTTTTCATTTTTTGGCAAGTAGTCGCATCCATAGATGATGCATAGTTGTCTGAATTCGTATGTCGTCATATCCAATGTGTTTATAATTTTCTGAAAGTCGTATAAAACAACAGTCGAGGCTGTCAGACTTAAATATCGAAGTACGCGTGAACAACCATATACAAACATGTCTGTATCTTCGCTAAGACATGCATATACTATATTTTTCGACACAAGTTTCGCACATAGCATATCGGCTTCACCGGGAGACTCGATATATGTCATACCATATGCCTGTAATAATGTTTTTGCACTTTGAATATGTTCAGATTTAAGGATGACAAATTTTTTCTTTAATTTATCCATAATTATGCGAATATCTACCGCATTTGATGGAAGCGGAAGTGTTGTTTCTTCATCAAGAACTACCGCCTGTTTATTGTGCCTGTCGTTACTATTACCTTTGTCACAATCCGACTCATTAACATCAGACTCAATATCATCTAAAATTTGTTTCAAACGATAATATTCTTCACGTGCAGTTCTTTTTGTTTTTTTTCTTAAAGCAATCGTATCGTTTTTTTCAACTGGCGGCTTGCCGTCAAATACAAAGACTGGTGTTATATTATTTTCTCTGAAAATAGAAATCATTAAGTATAAATTTTCTAACAAAACATTGTCGCCAAGAAATTTATAGAGATATATACTGATGTCAACTGCAATTTTTTTCCCCGATAATTCCGATAATTTTATGCACGATATAGATGATTCACATTTATCTTGAAGAAACTTGTTCAATGTTCGAATACCCATTTCTTACCTTTGTCCTGTTATGTTTTTAGAGATTCCTTGATTCTTTTTTATAATATCTTATCATATATATATTATTCATCAATTTTTTATAAAAAGAAATTGATGAATATGCAGAGAACTATAAATATAGTATTACAGATTATTAACGCGAACAAAGATGGCTTTTACTAGAAACCAAGCACAAAAACAGCAACAACAACAACAACAACAACAGCAACAACAACAGCAACAACAACAACAACAAGGCGTATGCAAATATCCGAATACCGTAACTTTATCCAAAAATACAAATTGTACCTCTATTGATTTTATAGACGCGTCTATTGAATGGAGAAAAAATAAAGTAAAAAAAGAAAATTGTACTTTCGAATATGTATAGATACTAAAATATGCATATTGCATGTTGTATTTTATTATTTCCCCCCAATTACTGTCATACGCATTGTATTTAATAATACCTCGTCACCATTTGTTCTATTTTCTAATCTTTTTTCCATACCAACAATCATATTTAATAAATCATTATTTTTGTAATTTTTAGAAATAAAGTCAATAAACTTGTCAACCGATACAACGTTTTTTTTAAAATTAAATAAGTTTGTATTGTTATCGATACACCAGAGTATAAAGTTATTAAAATTTGCGATTAAAATAGCCACGATAATATAATAAGCAAAGACGTTTGTATGTTCTTTGTATAATTTTTTTACTATAATATAATTTGCGTCGTTACAGTTTGATATAATATTATAGTCGAGACCCATATAGTTTAAAACTTTTACACATTGGAATATAGAAAAAACGGCTTCATGTTGAATATTATCATAAAAAATATTTAAAAATCTTTCTTTTTTGTCTTTAACGATGCCTTTATTTTTAATAGATACAAAATGTTCTTTGTTTTGTTTGCGTATATTGCGTATATTGTGTATCGTTTTTTTTCTAGTAGTTAAAGGCGAAAATAACGAAAGACCGTGTCGATTTACTTCAAAGTATGTTTCAAACAACACATTTATAATCCTAGCCCATGTTTCGCAATACGATTCAAATAGTTTTATATCGGTTTGTACTGAAAAAATAGATTGCAACTTTTTGTTGGAGACCAATATATCATCCAATACAGAAAAATCCAACCCATAGTTATGCATAGTTTCGTGCACTAGCACCTTGAACCATTCTTCTTTTCGATATACAATAATATGTCCATCTGGTTGACATATATTAGATAAACCACCATTAACATGAGAAGCACCGATTACGCTACCTGTTTTATTCCCCGATTCACTCCCCGTTTCACTACCCGCTTCACTACCCGCTCCATACATATCGTCATCATCAGATGAGTCGCCATTATGATACACATTAGATGACGTTTCGAACTCTGAACGACTAGGAAGTTTTCTTTTGAATTGTGTAAAATAAATAAAACACTCTAAATTCTTCCCACATTCAACATTTGAATATTTTGATAAAAGTTTTAACCATATATATATTTTTAATACGCAATGTTTAAAATATGATGCACCTTTTTTTCTAATATTATTTAACTCGTAGCGACTATTCTCAAATAATATGAATTTCACTTTTACGCTCTTTCCATTACCTAGGTCGCAGCTATATTCTATTAAATATATCGCCTTTTCTTTAATATAATTAGCAATTTTGGTAGGTATGTATATACTTTTAAATAATGACGAATTTAATACAGCGTTATCCTTTTCTAATTTTACAATTTTGTGTTTAAAACAGGGGGATGATAGAATGGATTTAAAATTGTTAAATTCTGCGTCGACTATATCATATAAGAGTCGTATTTGCTCGGTTATTTCCGATTGTCTAGAGTTATTCGAATTTTTAGAAAGCTGTTGTTTATTAATTTTGCGGAATTTATTGTAATTTTTGTCAGTAACTTGCATCATTTTTAAAAAATTATAATCATCGGTATTTACAAGCGAGTGTGTTTCCTCTTTCAAATCCATATGTATTAATATAGTAGTATATTTATTACTAATATAATACTATGAATAATATGAATAATATATTTCAACTATTTATCGTGAATTGTTTCAAATACATTTACTCCGCCTTTTTTCGTTCTTAATTTAGAGCGTACGCGCATTAAGTGAATTGATACGGTGGGTGGTTTTGAGAATACGTAGTTTACTAGTTTTGCATTATTTGTCATAAGAAGAATTTTAGCGAGGTCTTCGTGTTGATCAAACTTTGCCATAGTTCCATCTTCAAGTACGCGAGTATTTGTTCCATTAAAAAACTCTGGATCTATGTTAACATCGTCAGGACGAAGACTAATCTTTTTACCATCAATTATTGTTTTTGGTACTTTTTTACCGGCAACTTTTGCTAAATCTACGTCATGAGAAATGCGCGACAATATAGAATCGTCTTGATAATATTTACTCTTCTTGTTTGCATCCATCGTAAATAACAAATAAAATTCCGGATGCCGTTTTAAAAACTTATTTGCCTGATAATAATGTTCCACCGATAGCCACCTATGTCCATCTAACATAAAGGGCTCATACCATTCGTTCGATAATTTTTTACGCCAATTATTTTTACCCTTACCCGCCGATATAAGAGATATAAATGCCGCCTTGTTCTTGTTTGATACACGGTCACCCTGTGCATGACCAGGCATTTCATCCATAGATTTAGAATGATAAATTAAAACAATAGATGGGTCAAAATGCGGATTTGCAGTAAGAGCATGTTTGGTCGATGACCCACCACCCTGTTCAAAATTAGCACCCTCACCTTGTCCTACATCTTCTAAACCGAGTTCCTGTTTATAAAAAAGTACAAATTGGGGGATTTTTTGAAATGTACCGGAAAGAGATTGAAGATTTCCCGTGGAAGATTCGATACATCTATTTGCAATTTGGAGCTTAACGCAAAATGGAACTTCTGGGAAGGTGAAAATAGCGGTGTCGCGATATGTTACTAGTTCGTAATGCAATCCTGTGTGTGAAAGTATAATATAGTAGTCTGGATTAATAACTTCGAAACTTTTCATTTTCGATTTATCTCTCGAATCTGTAGCTTCTCTAGCTCCTGGCTTCTTGTCTCCCTGGAGAAGTGCATCTATTTCCCTATATCTTTCTTCATCTATATTACTACCACAAGAGATAACATTTGACTGCGTGTATGGTTGTCTATCTTTTGCTAAATAGTCTCGAAGTGATAAAATAACGAATTTAATATTTAAAATAAGTTCCAATGTAGCAATCGCCCATTCGTCGCCCCAATATTCGCTTGTCATTTCGCCCTTTCTTATCATATCTCTTAAAGATTCGACGCTTTTTATACCCTTCATGAAGTAAACATCTTGCATATATTCTTTGTATAATTGAATCTCGTTTAAAATTTGAAGATGCCTTTCTTTATTCAGATCGGCTTGTACTTTTAATGCGGTTTTATCACTCATTGATATGCCGGGCTGTGCTGCTCGTTGCGCTAGTTCTTCGTTTGCCACGGACAACTTTGTATTTTCCAAACGTAAAGCTTTCAATGTTTGTGAGAACATTTCGTATCTTTCTCTATAATCTTGAAATTGGCTTTCGGGCATAGCGGATGCAAGCATTCTTCGCAACTTAATAACACTTATGTCGCTATCCGGCTCGACTGATAAAAAAGCTTGACAAACTGCCATAAATAGACAGTCGCCTCCACCGAGGTTTCTAACTACTTTAAAGTTATTATTATGATAGTATGACTGTATCCATGGTTCATCTTTAACCGCACGATATGCCTTGTTTTCGGCAATAGATTGCTCAAGATTTTGAACAGGAATGTTTTTTCTCTTCAAAGGAATATCCGATAAACGAACTGGCTCAAGAGATGCGCGAATAGCCGCCTGCAATGCGTCATCGCCCTCGTCTTCATCTCCGCGCCCTTTGTCAAAATGGGGCATCGCTACTTTATCTGCTAGAGACTCAAGAGATTTGAGAGAAAGTGCTTTCGGTTTAACTCCTGACAACTTACTAGATTTTTTAACAACTGCATCACTTTTCACACCTTCTTCTGGATTTTCAGGTAAATAAACTGCTTGCTGAATCAATGATTTTTTAACAAATGAATATAATAATGGCGCTGGCACTCTTTCTAGATTTATATCACCTTCTTCGTCCATCATTAAATGAATATCCTCTTGTAATATTTCATATACACCAATTTGTGAGAATACCTTGTTGGCTTTGATAAGATAAATCGGGTAATATACAATATTTTGCGACACATACGTATTTTTAATATTACCTACACTTATAATTGTATTAACACCTAAAACTGTGGCTTCGTATAAGGGAGCTTTATAATTATGTTCTTGTGTATCAGAAGGATCTAGTGATTTTAATTCTATATAATTAATACTCGGAACAAGCCTTGAACGCACCATTATAATAATTATACATATTAAGATATTATATTTAATTAATTATACGCTATAAATAATTAAATATAATATCTTAAACACATATATCTTAAACACATATATCTTAAACACATATATCTTAAACACACATATCTTAAACACATATAACTAAAAGTATAGAAATGTTATCGTGTATTATTATGGGAGGGCTAGGGAATCAGTTATTCCAAATTTATACTACAATTGCGCTTTCAATGGAAATGAAAACGAACTTTAATTTTCCGAGGAATAAAATGGAAACGGATAAAAGAAGTGATACATACTGGGATGATTTTTTGAAAGAATTAAAAAAAAACACAATATTTCTAGATGTACAAAAACTGCAATATCCTATTTATAAAGAGAAAGAATTCAAGTATAATAAAATCCAAATTTTGCCGGATTTGTGTCGAAAAAATGAAGGTATTATATTATATGGCTACTTTCAGAGTTATAGATATTTTGAGAAAGAATACAAAAGTATTTCTAAGTATATAGGGGTTGATGAAGCGAGGCTAGAAGTTAGAAATACATACTACAAAAAATATAAAAACGAGAATATAATATCGGTACATTTTAGAATGGGCGACTATAAGACTTTACAAAACTGTCACCCAATTCTAGAGAACGAATATTATATAAATAGTATAAAATTCGTATTAAATAAAATGCGGAATAATAAAAAATGGAAAGTCTTGTATTTTTGCGAGGATGAAGACATGGTCGAAATAGAAAATAGGGTTGAAAAAATAAATACAGTATGTAAAGAATATTTGGAACAGCAGAAACGTGAAAATATTCGTCAAAATAAATTTGACCAGGAGCTTGAGTTTGAAAGGGGCGGAGAACCTAAAATGGAAGATTGGCGACAACTTTTATTAATGAGTTGTTGTCAACATAATATAATTGCAAATAGTAGTTTTAGTTGGTGGGCGGCACATTTCAATGACAGCCACAATAAAATTGTTTGTTATCCGGAAACATGGTTTGGGAAACAGTTATCGCACCACGATACGTCGGAAATGTGTCCAAAAAACTGGAATAAAATAAAAAATACATGATGTCCGCGCATTTACGCATTTACTCATTTACGCAATAATACAGACATGGGTGATGCAGATGAAGGCATCATTGATGGCAACTTCGATAAAATAGAAGAAGTTCCTTGTTGTTTTTGTTGTATATGCTGTTGATGATGAACGAAATGAGGCTTATCATAATCCTTCATTATATTTTCATAGTTTGTTTTTCTTTCTTCAATATCACTATAATCTTCTCTTTGAACTGCGACGACGGGGGCAAGCATATACCAGTTATGTTTTTTTTGTAATTTTATCCAATATTTGTCAATCGCGTAGGTAATATGTTGATCGGGGTTTCTCATTAGATTTTCTATACCCGTTCGTATATTATCAATCAAGGTATCATAGTACTCCATTTTTACAATATAACCAGTCGTCGTTTGACAGTGCGATACTTGAATACATGTACTATCTATTTTTTTATACGGAGGAACGTTATTACCAGCAAGTAACAAAACATTCCATTTATTATCAACCGAAGCATCGCCGTGCGTCATAAAAAAAGTATTAATATTATTTACGAATGTTTCTTTGTCTAAAATTAGTAAGTCGTCTTCGCAAATCATCACATGCTGCCAGTTACTATTTTTTGCAATTTGCAAACACTTTAAATGACTCATACTACAACCAATTCTACCATTTTTTAACTTTATGGCGTTAAATCTAGTTGGATTTAATCCGACCCCTTGCAACTGACCTTCAATATGTATTTTTCTATCTGGTCTGGATGCTAGATTAATATATAAACAATGTTTTATATCTGTAATAGAATTTATTCCACATGGAGACGACATAGTATAATACGTGTGTTTGTATGAATATTATTTATATTTATATTATTATATTTCATATTTTTATATTATTATATTTTATATTATTATATTTTTTATTATTATATTTTTATTAATGTAATAATATTTTCAATAGAATGACAGTTAATTTCACAAATGCGCGTGAAAACTCAAGAAAATAAAACGAAAGATGAAAAATATTTATCCTTTTTAAGAGCATCTATTTTTTCTAACATTTTTCTAAATTTTAGCACGATATTGTGGTTTTCAGAATCTGTCTCGAATAAAATAATTTCTTTTATTAGCTCTGGTTTGAGAAGTTTTTTTGGTTTCTTTGTTTTTTCGTCTCTCCCTTTTGGGGTAACTAGACCTAACCCATTATTATTATTTTTAATAATATTATAGTAACTCGCGATATGTGTCAGCATCTTCATATTGTAATTCATCGAATAATCTATTTCTAACATACATGAATTCTCTACTACATACTTTGTTTTTATTTCATACATTGTAATTTTATATGCATTTTCGGTATAGTTGTCGTTGTCGTTGTCGTTGTCGTTGTCGTTGTCGTTGTCGTTGTCATTGGAAGATGATGTGAAATGTGTTTTAGAGTCTTCTATACCGTCGTATACGGGGGTGTCACATTCTATTTCATTTTTTTCCATTATTACACAATCGTGTGCAAATAATAAATCATCATAACTACTACCTGCCCTTTTTAGTTCCTTAGATGGTTTTACAAAATCTTCAGAGTTATCAGAGTCGGTATCATACAAATCTGGATTACGAGACTTGTGGCTATTTTTAATTTCAAGCCAAATAATGTTGATTCTTTCCCATTCTTTTTTATTTTTTTCTTTTACTGTATTGTCAACTAGTATTTCAAACATAATAATAATGACTTTAGTATCCTTACTATCTTTACTATTATTATGTTTATATAAATATTTATATTTTTAAATGTATTACAATATTAAAATTAAGAGGTTTCTTCAAAAATATCCATATGTTTAAAAATAGTTTTATTTGTTATGCTCGGGTATTCCTTCATTTTTGGTTTCAAAATAGTAATAAATTCAATATCTTTAATGATACTCTCCCATGCACTTTTATTTTCACCCTTGTCTAAATAACTTTTGGACTTAAGAACTATAATAGATAAATTTTCCGTCAACTCTTCTACTTCGTTTGACTTTTCGGGTTTTCGTAAGTAATTCAAAATAAGAGCCTGCAATTGTTTTATAATTTCAATAATTTCATTTTCGTCAATAATATGATTTATCATCAAGTTAACAACAAATAAACTCATAGCTCTACGTTTATCATTCGTTTTAGTATATTCGCAAAATTTATCATAATTTTTCTTAGGATCGACAAACTCAATCGACTCGAACAAGTTCATAAACTCCTTAAAATTATCCTCAAAAATATTTTTAAATATGTCATAATCATTCATTAAAGACTTAAATAATCTAGCATATAATGCCGAATAAAAACTATTTGAACTCGCAATATTAAAAATCGAATATCCAATTTTCATCATATTTTCAGTCGATGTATCGTGCTCAATTAGTTGCGAAATTTCATTCTTAATATCTTTCGTCATCGCCGCTTCATTCGCATCCGTAATCTTATTCAAATATCCTCTAATGTTTTCTACATTCTTCTGAATGCCCTCACTAACATGTTTTTGAGTCGTTTGAAAAGCACGTATTGCTTCCCAGTCGTCGTCTGTTATCTCGGATGGTTTATTTTTCATTTTCTTAAATCCACCACCACCACCAATGCCACTACCACTGCCACCACCAATGCCACCACCAATGCCACCACCAATGCCACTACCGCCGCCACTGCCACCACCACCAATAGACCTATTTTCTTTTTTCAAAAAAATGGGTGTTTTAATATAGGTTGGAGCTCCAACTTGTTCAGATAGTTTTGATATAATATCTAACGTTTCTTGAGACAGGTTGCATATGAAACCCGCATTTGTTATATCATCATAGTCTGTTATACTATATTGTTTCGTAATTTTTACCGAAGAAATAGTAGCCATAAAATCCTAATACTATATATTAACAATTGTTTATATCTATTTTATTATTTATTATTTATTATTTATATTACTACTAATATTTGCAGTAGTAATATTCATAAATAATAAATAATAAAAAAATACTTAAATGTATAAAAATATATAATATAGAATGTCAGGAAAATACACCCAAATGAATCGTAATAACAGATATAATAATGGTAATAGTAATAATAATGGTAATAGTAATGGTAATGGTAATGGTAATAGTAATGGTACAAACAAATATAGAAATGACGACTCGAATAAAGGAACAGGTCCTTCATTTTTGAGTAATTATGATAATGGCAATGGAAACGGGAACGGGAACGGGAACGGCAACAGGTATGACAATCGTCGTAGAAATAATACGAGAAATGATGGCGGTTATGGTGTCAATGAATATCAGAACAGTGGTTTGAATATAAATAGGAATGATATTATTTCAAAACCAGATGTTGTAAATGACGAGGATGCATCGACGTGTACGACCGACGTGTCTGTTGTGGATGACTATACTCCAAAGGAATTTGACAAGTGGGAAGACTTGGAGGGGATTATAAGCGAAGACTTAATGCGTGGAATATACGCATATGGGTTTGATGCGCCGAGTTTAATCCAACGAAGAGCGCTTTTGACTATTTTTGATAAAAAGGATATTATTGCACAGGCGCAATCCGGTACAGGTAAAACGGGTGTTTTTACCATTGGTGTTTTACAGAAGGTAAATGCGGAAATAAATAAAACGCAGGCAATGATTTTAGCACCAACGCGAGAACTTGCGAAACAAATATACGATGTAATCACGTCAATTGGTTCAATTATTAAGAATATTCGTTTCCATCTTCTTATTGGAGGAACTTCTACAGATGAAGATGCTCATCAACTGAAAACTATCATGCCTCATATAATTGTGGGGTGTCCGGGGCGTGTATATGATATGATGCGTCGCAACAATATTAATTCCAAAGACATTAATTTTCTTGTATTGGATGAGGCGGATGAGATGCTTTCGGTCGGTTTTAAGGACCAAATATATAACATTTTCCAATTTTTGAATGCGGATATTCAGGTTGGGTTATTTAGTGCAACAATGCCGAATGAGTTACAATCTCTTACGGATAAATTTATGCGAAATCCTGTGCGTATTTTAGTAAAATCGGAAATGCTTACCCTTGAGGGAATTAAGCAGTATTATGTTGCGCTAAACGATGATACGCAAAAGTATGCAACATTAAAGGATATTTTCAATATTATTTCAATGTCGCAGTGTATTATTTATTGTAATAGTATTAAGAGAGTAATGGATCTAACGGATGCAATGATTAACGACGGTTTTCCGGTATGCTGTATTCATAGTAATATGGATAAGTCAAAGCGCGATGAAGCATACACCGATTTTAAAGCGGGTAAACATCGTGTTCTCATATCGTCGAATGTAACATCGCGTGGTATAGATGTACAACAAGTAAGAACAGTGTTGAATTTTGATTTGCCAAAGTGTATATTTAATTACTTGCATCGTATTGGGCGTTCTGGGCGCTGGGGTAGGAAAGGAACGGCGATTAACTTTGTTACTAGGTGGGATATTAAAACAATGAAAGATATTGAGAGACAGTATCACACTATTATAGACGAGTTGCCTTCAAATATTATAATTGACTAATTGACTAATTGGCGAAAGCGATTTGCAATGCTGATTCAATAAAGTTGAAACAATATTAAAATCAAGATAAAATAATAAAATAAAATAATTCGTATATTTATTTTATTATTTATATGTCAACATATAAACATGTTCGACCTCGAGAAATATTTAACGGATTTGAAAGATGAACAGATGAAAAAACTCGAAGCTATGAAAGAAAAAACGGGTACTACGGGTACTACGGGTGCTACCAGTACAGATGAGAATATTGGTAGTGTTACAGGCGATAAAAATACTAAAAACAAAAATAGTTCTACATCTTCATTCAAGTTTCCTATATCGTATGTAGATAACAAACAAGAAATTAATGAGAATATTATAAATGATTTAGAACTTGTAGAATCAAAGAACCCCGACGAACCATCAATGTATAGCCATATTTTTAAACCTGAGTCAATATTTAGCAAAAAGTTTTTAAATGAGTGGAGTAAATATTATACAACAGATGTTGCATTTTTAAAAGATTCACAGGTCTTTTATAAGACTTATGTTAATTTATATGATGGCGACTTAAAGGCGCAGGTAACGATGACTAGTGGCGATAATGAAGTCACGATAGACCCGCACGATATCTTTGAAAAAATAGATAAGCTATGGATTGATATTGCTGGGGATAAAAATTTTAAACAGCGTTTTAACTATATCGATATTCCAATTTTGGATAGACTTAACAAGTCGCCGGGATTTTTGCAGATATTAAGTCTTTACAATCTTACATCACCCGTTATTTCTCTCCTTTCTCCGCTTATATTACTTATTATACCATTTTTTATTCTCAAGCTTCAAAGGATAGATGTCACGGTTTCGGGTTATATAGCAACACTTAAAAAAATATTCGCAACACACCCACTTGGTAAAATGTTTTCCTTGTTGGATTTTTCTAGCATGTCATGGGATAAGCGTATATATGTACTAATGTCTTTTGTATTCTATGTTATTCAAGTGTATCAAAATATAATGTCGTGTTATCAGTTCTACAAAAATATGATTTTGATTCACAAAAACATTTTTATTCTTCGCGACTATTTCACGTATACAATTCGCAATATGACTCACATTATAAACATATCATCGTCGCTAGAAACATATAAAAATTTTACCACAGACCTTACACATAATAAATGTAAACTAGAAAAATTGTGTAAGTTATTTGATAAAATTAAACCTTTTAAGATTTCATTTAGCAAAATGCTTGATATTGGTAAAATAATGAAACTAAATTATGAAATATTTGTTGATAATGACATAAAGCAGTGTGTAGATTATAGCTTTGGATTTAATAGCTTTTATGAACAAGTTGACCACTTAAAGAATATAATTGATAGTGGTAAAATAAATATGTGTTCGTTTATTGAGAGAACTGATACAACTATCGAGGAAGACGCAGAGATTGTCGAAGATGTTCTAGAAGAACCAAAAGAAAAAGAACCCGAGAATAGAAAAAAACATAAAAAACAAAAATTCAATACATCCGATAAGTCCACCACGTCAAATAAATCGGAAAAGTCCGCCACGTCAAATAAATCGAATGATACCAATTATTCGCATGCAAAATCTACATCGAAAAATGTTACAAAATTTAAAAACTTATATTACCCCCCTCATGAAACCCCTGTAAAAAATAATGTGATTATAGATAAAAAAATTATAATTACTGGACCGAATGCTGCTGGTAAAACAACGGTTATTAAATCTACTTTGATGAATATTATTTTATCTCAACAGATAGGATACGGATTTTACGAATCTGCCAAAGTTAAACCATATGACTACTTGCATTGTTATTTAAATATTCCAGATACATCGGGGCGCGATAGTTTATTTCAAGCTGAATCTAGAAGATGTAAAGAAATTCTGGATTGTTTAGAAAAAAATAGCGATAAGAATCATTTTTGCATTTTTGATGAACTATATTCAGGAACAAACCCGTACGAAGCAGTTGCAAGCGCATATGGATATATCGATTACTTATCAGGTATGAAAAATGTAGACTTGATGCTTACTACACACTATATCGAGTTATGTAAAAATTTGAAGCTGAATAATAGAGTTAAGAATTACCACATGAGCGTTAATGTGTTGGATGATCATAATGTAGAATATTTATATAAATTTAAAAAGGGAGTATCTACAATTAAGGGAGGAATCAAGGTTTTGTATGATTTAGAATATCCTGAAATAATTATTGCAAATACTAAAAAAATTCTCGGATCGATGTAATTAAGGATTATGCAAAATAACAAAAATAACATTAAGCGTTAAATATTTTATTTTTATTTATGTATAAAAATAAAAGATGTCCCTTTTTAATTCACAAACTATTTTTAGTCTATTATTTACATTATTGGTGGGTGTTGCATTATATTACTACATAAGATATAAGTGTCGCATTTTGGAGATTAATGTTCGCGAGCAAGCAAAAGTGTTGCAAAGTGTAATAATGAATATGAATACGAATAATAATGAAAATATAACTAGTGTAGTTCAAAATAGAAGTCAAGAAGAAATTATATCAGATGCTATTAACCAAGACATGAATAGATTTCGTCAAGTGAACTCGAAAACGGAATTAATTGAGGTTTCAGATGATGACGATAGTGAGAGTGGCAGCAGCGATAGTGAAAGTGGCAGCAGCAGCGATAGTGAAAGTGGCAGCAGCGATAGTGAAAGTGAGGGTGAATGTGAGGATGAGGGTGAACAAGGCGTGGAACTTATTGACAATGGTACTAGAAAAATATTATTTACTGACGGCAACGAGTGTCGTGTAGTAGAACATTTAAATGGACCTGACGTAAAAGTGATTGAATTGTCGCACCCTTTGTATTCTAAAAATAGTAACGAAGAATATACTAATACCGATGCTACAAATGGAAATGAGAACAATGGCGACGATGAGGACGATGAGGACGATGGCGACGATGGCGACGAAGAGGATGAAGATAGTGATAGCGAGTCTTTACAGTCAGAACATGATATAGA